AAGGCGTTCCGGTGCACCGACCGGACCCGGGGGTCACCCCATACCCGCAGGTCAGAGCGCCGCGGCTGAAGTTTCCGCAGGTCAGACAGCTTGCGTGTGACTGCATTTGCTGGCCGCTGGCAGGTGCCCTTTGTCGACCAGGACGTCGATGGCGGCCGCTGCTGCTGCGCGTGCAAGATGCCGTTGGTAGTAGCCGCGCCGGGCGAAGTCGATTGCTCGATGGCCTTCGATGTGGTTGTCGATCGTGTCCGCGATCGCGTCGAGCAGCTTGCAGCAGTCGTGCATCGTGGTACCTCCGGTTTGGTGCGGACCTGGCCGAGCAGTGGAGAGGGGGCTGCTCGGCCAGGTCAACGCAGGACTGCCATGCGCCGGCCGTGGTGTCTTGTGTGGACGTCTGGTGTCCGTCCCGGTGTGCGGCTCGGGCTGGCCGTCTGTGTCACAGCAGCGCTGGCTGTATGTCGGCTATGCGTCGGGTGGCGACGTCTACGAACTTGGGCAGTCGTTCAATCCCGATGAAGTTGCGGCCTTCGATGACGGCCGCGACGCCCGTTGTGCCGGATCCCGCGAAAGGGTCGAGCACGGTTCCGCCGGGCGGGACGATCTGCACCAGTTCGCGCATGAGGTTGAGCGGTTTCTGCGTGATGTGGTCACGGTTTCGTGACGTCGGCGGGGATTCGAGGTAGTAGCCGCGATGTGTTGGCATGGAGTTGTCGAACGCGACGGGCCGGGCACCGTTGGTGGCCCACACGATGTATTCGGCGTGGGCGGTGAATCGTCCTGGCATGGGCCGCGCGTTGGGTTTGATCCACGGGAAGATCCCGCGCCAAACCCATCCGCCGGCCTGGACGGCGTCTGTGGTGGCGGGCAGCTGTCGCCAGTCGGTGAACTGGCAGAGTACGCCGCCGGGTTTGGTCACGCGCAGGCACTCGGACAGCCACAGTGCACACCAGTACTGATAGCTGCGCTGGTCGCGGTTGTCGCCCGTGAAGTCGCCGGTCGTGTGCTTTGCGTTGCTGGTGACGTACTTCCGCCGGGTCGAAAGGGTTCGGTCGCTGCGCATTTGGCCGCCGGATGAGTACGGCGGGTCTGTGATGACGGCGTCGACTGAAGCGTCGGGCAGCTCGGAGAGCACAGCGAGTGCGTCGCCACAGTGCACGGTCGCGCCGTCAATCATGTTGCGTTGCTTCTCCTTGCCAGTCGGTTAGAGCGCGCCAGGGTGTGGTTCGCGGTCGCGGTAGCGCTTGGAGATGGATCCACGCCGGGCGATCGCGCGCGCTCGGCCGGCTGCGCGTTCGGCTTTGGTCTTGGTGTCGTGGCATGGGCCGCACAGCCATTGCATGTTGTGGGGATGGTCTGCACCGCCGGCGGCCAGGTTCACGATGTGGTCTTGGTAGAGCTTGACGCCGGTCGCTCCGCAGCTTGCGCAGCGGACGGGTAGCTGTCGCTTGCGGTGCTGCGTTCGTACGGTCGTGCTGCGGTGTCTCATTCGTCTTGGTCCGATGTGCAGCGGTGGTACAGGTCGAACTTGGCGGCTTCGAGCAGGCCGAGGCCGTCGAGCCAGCCGACGCCGCCGTCGTAGTCGACGCGGTACGTTTCGGTGCCGCACGGCTGGAGGCTGCGGGTAATGGTGATGGTCTGCAGGACGACGGGTTGGCCGGCGGTTTCGTCGTGGTCCATGCTTGCGGTCCCTTATCGGTTGCCGTGGTGCTGGCCGGGCCAGCGGCCGAAGACTTCGTGGTAGTACTCGGCGGCCAGGCCGTGGGCCTGGCTGCTGCTGATGTACTTCTCCAGGAGTGCGACGAGTGTCGTGTACGGGTGTGGGCTGCTGACCCACTTGGCCGCGCCTTTGCCTTTGGTCCAGTAGTGGTTGATCGGGCCGGATGGTCCGATACCGGGGCTGGTGTCGGCCATCGTTCCTCCGTTCGCACCGTGCCCTGATATGCAAATGCGCTAGAGCTGCCGGTGGGCACACTTCTAGCGCGACTCGAAAGGTAGCAGAAAAAAAGCACACGTGACATTTGCGCCATGTGTGCTAATCGCGCGTGTCGATGCTTAGGGTCGCTAACTTTCGTGGCAGGGTTGCCTGGCGATCAGTCGGCGTAGGGATCGGGCAGGCCGGACAGTTGCCAGGCCTTGGCGATCGCGGCGGGGTTGTTGCGGGTTGGGAACTCGGCGATCTGTTCCCACAGGTTTTCGCAGCCCCAGCTCATGCGTTTGACGATGACGCCGACCTTGAAGTCGTGATAGTCGAGGCCGGCGGCCGTGATGGCTTCAATCACGTCGTCGGCGGTGAGGTTCTTAGCGTCGGTCACACCATTAGCATACGCGCTATTCCCGCAGGATGCACGCTGAATCACCCAATCCGACCAGCGTCTTTAGCGGTTGTGCCATTTGTAGCATCAGTGCTAATGTCTTGGACATGACCGCACTGACCTTCACCAAGTCCGACGCCCGCCGGCCGTACCTGTACTTCGCACACTCGGCGTCGCACACCTTCCGGCTGTTCCAGCTGGACGGCGCTTGGTACCTCCAGGCCAAGCTCACCGGCGAAATCCTCGGCGTCGAGGTCCGCCTGGACTCGATGACCGAAGCGCGGGCCGTCGCCGCGCGGTTTGTCGAGGTTGTCGACCGGACGACGACGACCGGACAGCCGGGCGAAACCGTGGTCGGCAATGCGCTGGACGCCGCGATCGCGTTCGTCCGTCGGGATCCGGCCGAGCCGGTCGACCTGGACGCCGAGGTCGCGCCGGCTGCGCCGGCCGCGCCGGTCGTCGTGATCGCCTGCGCTGCGCAGAAGCTGGACCAGGCCGCGCCGGCCGCCGAGCTGTACCAGTCGGCGAACTTCGCGCTGAACCTGCGGGCCGCGCGCGTGCTGGCCGAGCGCGCCGGCGGCCGCGTGCTGATCCTGTCGGCCCTGCATGGCCTGGTCGAGCTGGACGCGGTTCTGGCCCCATACGACGTGAAGATGGGCCAGCCGGGCTGCATCGACGCCGCCGAGCTGGCCGCGCAGCTGGCCGCGATCGCGCCGGCCGCGATCCAGACTCTTCTCCCCCGCGCCTACGCCGGCCGGCTGGCCGAGGCTGCCGCGATCGCTGGACTGGCCGCGCCGGCGGATCTGTTCGCGAACGCGCCGGGAATCGGCTACCAGCGGGCTGTCGCCGCTGGCGTGATCCGCGACGCCGACGCGCCGGCGGTCGCGCCGGCCGGCGACGTCGAGGCCGGCCAGCTGGCCCTGTTCGCCGCATGACCTACAGCCCTGCCACCGAGAGGAATCGCAGCATGAGCGCACGAATCGTCCACCAGCGCACGGGGAAGACGATCGGCGTGTTCGCCGACTACGTCGAGGCCTTCAACTACCGGCGCGACGTGCTCCGGCCGACGCTGGACCCGAATGCGCCCTGCCCGTTCGCGATCCGCTCCGGCGGGGTCAAGGACGGTCACCTGTTCACGGCCGACTTCGTCAGCACCCGGCCGTGCGTTCATTGCAGCAAACCGGCCGTCGAGATTGACCGCGCCACGACTCACTTCATCGTCGGAGACAACGGCTCGAAGACAGGTGGCGATGAGTGCATGACAACCGTGCGGGGCCGCACCAAGCGCGCGGGGACGTTCGCCGAGCTGTCGGCGGTCGACGCCGCCCCGGTCGACCTGGACGTCGCCGAGCCGGTCGACCTCGACGGCCTGATGGTCGAAGACGACGGCCAGATCCACCTGTTTGCAGCCGAACCCATCCAACTGAGCTTCTGAGAGGACAACCATGACCGACACCCTTTTCGCCAGCTGCGTACTGCCGGGCTGCCAGAACCTGGTCGCCGAGGTCGGCGGCCCGTGCGATGACTGCCTGGCCGCGTTCGGGCCGATGTTGGTCCGCAACGAAGGTGGCCGGCGGATGACGGCCGAGCAGATCGCCGAGCGTGATTCGTACGTCAGCGCGGCCTACGCGCTGCAGCTGGCTGCCCCGACGTCGCCGAAGCTGGTCGCCGCCGAGTCGGCCGACGCCGAGGACGGGCCGGAGCGCCGCCGTAATCAGACGTGCTGGCTGTGCGAGGAACGGCGGACTTGCACGAAGCGGCCGCAGGGCTGGGAGTGCGACGAGTGCCGCACGGTCGACGCGTGAGCAACTTGCGTTGCTCACGCGTCGAATCACCGCGCCAAGCTCCGGTTACAGCCGATGGGGTTCGACGACGCCGGAAACCAACTGTGGCGCGCCGAGATCGCGGTCGTCACCAGCGCCGACTACGCGAACAACTGACCGAAACCGGGGGCGCGACCGGACAACGCGCACCCAACCACCATCACCACCACGAGAGGGGCCATCTGATGCACGTTGAATCGAGGAGTGAGTACGTCGTTGGGTACCGCGATGCGTTGCGCGCGGTGCTCGACGTGTGGAACGAACGCGGCGCGGCTGCGGCTAAGGACTTCTGCCTGGCGAATGTGCCCGTCGTGGGCGGTGAGCGGTGACCGTCCAGGCCTGCGCACCAGCCGACTGGGCCGACGAACCGCCGCGCAGCAGCGAGCTCGTCGTGACGACACCGACCGGCGGCGGCTAAGTCTCGGGCTGCTGCTGTGGCCGTATGAGGTTCTTCAGCGTCTCACCGAGGTTGCTAAGGCCTTTCAGGTTCTCCGTCATGTTGCCCATTACGGCGATTAGCTCCACCTGCGAGGCCAGCATCAGGGCCACTAGCTTTCCAAGCTCTTGGATCCCCTGCGCTGGTGGTAACGGAGGCTGACCAGGCCGTAGGTTCTCCGTCTGTCCAACGAGGTAGTCGATTAACGCCTGGCTGGACTTCATCTGCTCAGGAATCTTTACCTGGCGTAGAGCTTCGGCACTCTCTTGTGACATCAATTTCCCCCTCTGTCTGGTGTCTCGAATGTAGGGCCACTGACGCTGGCGTGTAGGTGCTTTCGATAGAACGGGCGGCCCCCGATTGGGGCCGCCCGTTCTGCTATGCGGTGCTGTCGTCGTCAGGCCTGTAGAACGGGTTCGTGATCGTGAGTGCGAGGTCTGCGTCGGCCAGGATTTCGCGCAGCAGCTCGGCGCTGCGCTGGCGTGCGGCCGCAGCCGTGCAGCCTGCGCACTGCGCGAACCATCGGTCGTCGTCTATCGACTCGCCGCATGTGTAGCAGCACATGCGCAGTATCAGCGTCGGTTCGGTGCTCGGCGGGGTCCAGTACTCGTCGGGATACAGCGACGGGTCGGCGTCGTCCAGGCCGCCGGTCACCATTCGAACCCACAGTCGCAGCGGTGCATCTCGTCGTGGTCGCGCGCCAGCACGCACTCGTGCGGGCTGTCTTCGTGCTCGTCGGCGTAGTCGTCTTCGAGCGCTTCACAGCCGTACTCGACTCCGACGCCGAGGTAGTCCAGTCCTGTTGTCATGGCAGCAGCTTTCGTTTGATAAATCGGCGGGTGCAGTAGTCCGACATGCGGTCGAGGGGGGTCAGCTTCACGGCGACGTCGGCGGCCTGGCCGCCGTCGTCGTCGAAGTCGACTTCGATGCTCGCCAGCTCCACGCCCAGAACGCGGATCCGTACGTTCATCGGCCGTCTTCCCCAGTGTCTCGGCATGCGCGTTGGTCGAAGTCGGTGCAGTCGCAGTACAGGCACAGGCCAGCTGGCCGCCGTAGCAGGTTCGACGTCGCGGCCGAGAATCTGATACCGGGCCGCGCCAGCTGGCGCGCGTCGATCGCTTCGTCCAGCGCTCGGGCCGCCGTGTCGAACGCGGTGTCGGTGCCGAGCCAGCCGCCGGGGAACTGCTGCGGTTCGCGCGTGATCGGCAGCATGCGCTCGGCCGTCGGCCTGGCGCGCAGCTGTGCGGCGACGACCTGGACGTCGGGCTGCTTCTGCTCGACGCCGACAGCCGCCGGCCATTTCACGTACTCCAGGAAGTTGTAGGCCTGTTCGATCTGCGGGCCGCCGTCGCTGCGCGTGATCCGGCCAGACCAGCGATGGATCCGGCGGCCGTCGAACGAGTAGTCGACCGTGATGCCGCACCAGTCGAGTCCCGATCGCGCGAACTGTTCGCGCGCGTCGGCCAGCTCGGCCGTCTCCAGAAGGACGTCGAGGTAGTCCTGGGACCAGAGCCGAACGTTCATGGTGACAGCGCCCGGTTCGGTCTTCGGCGGGCCGAAGTACTTCACGGGCACGCGCGGCCAGGACGACGGGCAGCCGCGCTGGCCGCACTGGCAGGTCTCCCAGTTGCTCGAATCGTGCTGCAGCGTCTGCTGGTCAGGCATTGACGGGGCCTTTCTCGTCGTCGGTGACAACTCCGGCGGGGGCCGGGAAGCCGAGCACCCTGCAAAGGTGCATGTACAGGTCAGGGGTCCAGGTGGCGTTGCACTCCAGGCAGATACAGCCGCGATCGGCGATGATCTGCAGCGCGGGCATGCGGACGTTCTCGCCTGCGGAGTCGGGCCGGTAGACCGTTTCGGTTTCGCAGTTCGGGCACGGGGCCGCGATGAACTTCTTGCGGATCGGGTTCAGGATCCGCTCAATGTCGGCCGTCCACATCTTGACTTCGGTCACAACGGCTTTCAGCTGCCGGTAGGTGGCTGGCGTCCAGGGCCGTTTGCGCAGCTGCCGGATTCGGCCGGCGCGGGTCGTGACCAGCTCGACGGGGCGCGGGAGCGCGGGCAGCTTGCCCGGTGTCGCCCAGTGCTGCAGCGCCGCGTCGATACCGGCGAGGACGTCGGCCGCGTCGAGCCAGATGGGTGGTAGCGATCGGGCCGCATTGCCGTTCGATGTGCCTTGCTGGCCGGCGATCGACGCGTGGACCTGATCGAGCAGCGACGGGCCGGTCACGACGCGGCCGCCGACGTACCCGATTCGGGGTTCGGTGACGGCCGCGATCGCCGCGTCCAGCTCGTCCAGCAGTGCGGGAAGGTCCTCGTCGTGCTGCTTTGCTGGCTTCTGCTTCACTGTGTGCGGTTCCTCCGGTCGAGTTCGAACAGTGCGGCGACGTATGACGTGGCGATCATGGATCTGATGTGCGGGCCGCCGACCTCCATCACGTAGGCGAGCTGACGACTGATCCGCAGGTAGGTCACAGTCGGGTCGTCACCGGCGTCGAGCTTCTGCCGCAGCGTTCGCAGCGGGGCGGCCAGCTGGTTCTCGACGTCGGCCAGCAACTGGTCGGCGGCCGCGATCTGGCGCGGAGTGAATTCGCTGCTCATGCGTGAACCGCCATGAAGCTGACGCCGGGGCGGCCTTTGTCGCCGTCGAAGAACCACTGCCGGTCGCCATAGTGGAATCCCTTGCGGAACCAACCGGGTACGGGTGAATCGAGTCGGTCGGCGTCGAGGTAGCGCTTGGACGCGTCGAGGGCCAGCGGGCGGGCGGCCTCGACGTCGAGGGTGCCGAGCACAATCACGCCGCACTCGTTGATGCCGCTGCCTTCGTTGGACCAAATGTGCGCTTGGAGGCCGGGTTTGCGTGGCCGGTACGTCTTGCCGTTGGGCCTGGTGAATGTGTTCATCGGCGGGCCGCCTCGGGCTTCGTGCCCAGCGCTTCGGCGCGGGCTGCGTGGTACTCGCGGATGGCCTCTGAGCACGCGCGATACCCGTAGCACGTCTGCAATGCCTCTCTAGCGCGTTCGAGGCGCTCTGTGGTCCTACCTACCGGACCCATGGCTGTTTGAAGCGCTGGAGCGACTACAGCCGCGATTTCGGCGGGTTCTGAGAGCGCGTCGCCCCGTGCTTCGAAACGCTCGGCGGGTACGTTCTGTGAGCGGATCCGCCGGTGTGCGCGGGCGGCCGCGATAAGGTCGCCCACTCCGAGTGGTCGGTCGTGTGGCTGGTCGTAGAAGTCCTGGAGGCCGGCCAGCAGGTCGTCCTCGCTGAGTTTGTGCCGCTGGATCTGCTCGGACCACGCCACGATTCGTGCCGCGTCGGGGCCGCCGACGCGGTCGTCGAGAGCCGATGCGAGCTTGAGGCACTGCGTTACGGCGCTGATGGTTTCGGGGTCTGCGTTCACGGCTGTCAGGGTCACGATGCGTCTCCGTTCTGGCTGGTGACTTGTGCGATGACGGCCGCACCGACTTCGTCCCAACCCATGGCCTTCTGGGTGGGCTTGCCGACGCCGGTTGGTTTGGACTGCGCGGCCTTGGCGACGAAGGTCCCGATTTGCTTCGGGCTGAAGCTGTCGCTGGTCTGCCAGGCGAGCAGGCCTCGTGCGATTTGCTCGCGTGGGATGCCAGCGCGGACACAGGTCTGGACCTGTTCGGCGATGCCGTCGCGAACGCTCGGGACAAACGCTGTGCCGAGATGCGCCGCGAACGCGTCAACGATGTCGACGGCCTCGGCCGAGCGGGACTGTCGGTTCAGGTCGGCGTATCGGGAACGAACGATCTCCGTCCCCGTTTTTCGTTGCGCGGTTCGGGGTGCGGGTGCCGGCGGTTCGTGCGCTGGGGGGTTTGGGGGGTTCCCTGTTCCCCTGTTCCCCTGTTCCCCTGTTCCAGCGACGGTTCCGCGCGATTCCGCGCCGGTTTCGCGCCGATCATCCGGCGCAGAATCGGCGCAAGGCTGAAACCGCAGGTCAGGCACAGCTTCTGGGTGGTCTGGTGGCGGGTATTTCCGGCGGTCCTCGCGACTCTCCGTCTTCTGGTGTTCGCGCCAGCTCGGGATGGCGTAGTAGTGCCGTCCGCGCACTTCGTAGAAGATGACGCCGTAGTGCTGCGCGACGTCGGCGCAAAATCGGCGCAAATCCTGCGCGGTGAATCCGTCCTCATCGCAGAACGCGAAACCGAGCAGCCCATAGATGTTCGTCTCCCCCACGCCGAAGTCGTCGGCCCAGCACCAGAGCGCTTGGTAGAAGATCCGAACTGGAAAGTCGACTCGGGCGGTGTCCGGTGACCGGAAGAACTCCGGCTTGATTGTTCGAATGCGTGGCATTTCGCTACTTCTCTCCGCCCGTCATGCGGGCCAGCCATTCGCGGAAGCAGGTTTCGCAGCGTGTGCGGCCGGCGCTGTACGGGACTGCTTTGCAGTCCACGCACAGGCCGGCGCGGTAGGCAGCCGCGCGGGCTGCCTTCGCGTCGTTCATCACTCGTCGTCGTCCTCGTCGGGTTCGGGTTCGAACCCCGGGCAGTCGCACGGATCGCCGAATAGATCCGTCGCCAGACAATCGCCGTGCTCGTCGTGCTCGCCGCGGTAGTGCGTGCAGATGCAGATGCCGCTCACCGCGTGGACCGCCACGCCGAGAGGGCCAGCCGGCGACGCTGGCGGAACCACAGCATCGAATCGGCTGTCACAGTTCAGATGCCTTGGCTTCGAGCACGTCCAGGACGGCGGCCGCTTCGTGTGCCTTGAGTTGTGGCATGTCCGTGATGTCGCGGCCGGCGGCTTCCGACAGCAGCTCGGCCCACTTCCGTTGTCCTTCGACGCTGCGCGACGTGAGTTCGGGGAACTTGGCGCGCAGCGAGAACAGCCGGCCGGTCTGGACGCCGGTGATCGGCTGGTCCTCGAAGCCGTCGGGCAGGTCAACCATGACGTCCTCAGGCGGGGTGAACGTGCGCTGGTCGCTGCCGGCCGGTACTGGGTCGATGCCGGGCTGCTCGGGGAAGTCGACCATCGTCTCGCCGGCCGGCGTGGTGGCCTGGTCGATATCGGCGCGCAGGTCGGCCGCGTGTTCGTTCGGGACCTGCTCGGCCTTGGACTGCTTGGGCTTCGGCCGGCGCGTGCGGGTCGCCTTCGGGTGCTCGGCGGCCGGGGCCGGCGCGGGTGCCGGGGCCGAGATTTCGTCGGCCGTGGACGACGGCAACGGCGGGAACAGCTCGGCCTTGTCGAACCCTTCACGCGTGATCGACGTGTAGGCGATGCCGAGCTGCGCGACGTCGGCGGCCGTGAACTGGCCGACCTTCTTACCGACCTTCGCTTCGAGCTGCGCGGTCGTGACGTCGAGCGCTGCGAACGCGTTCACCATGTTTTCGATGCGCTGGCCGAGCGGAACCCCTTCGCCGTTCTCCAGGGTGGCGCGGCAAATGTCCTGCGCGGTTTCGGTGAACCACGTCGGCAGGACGGTTGAAATGCACTCGCGGACAGCGCGTGCGCCGATGTTCTGGTTGTTGAGGTAGACGTCCTGCAAGTCGGTCAGCTGTCGGCGGGTGCCGGCGGCCATGCGGGCGTGCGGGACGATGAACGTCCGCGTCGAGCGGGTGTTGGTCTGGACGTCCCATGCCCACGCCTGGACCTCCGACTGGCCCTTGTCGTCGTCGCGGGCCAGCTCGGTCACGCCGTACTGGACGTTTCCCCAGATGCGCGCTAGTTCGCGCATGAGATGGACTGTCGGGCCGGTGCCTCGGTTGGTGACTTGGTAGAACGCGCGGGATGCCATCGCGAGACGGCCGCAGCTGTCGCGCATTTCGTGTTCGGCGCGATCCATGTCGCGCGGGCAGTTCTGCGCGACGACGACAGCGGCCTGGACTTCGGCGATCGCGCGGGACTGCTCGATCGTGGTTGCCTGCGAGCTGGCCGCCGACGTCGCGCGGGCCAGCTGGCCGGCCGGGTTGTAGCGCTGGATCTCGTTCGCGGTGGCGGTCATGCCAGTTCGGTTTCCTCTCGGTGTTGGGCGTAACTCGGGAATGTGACTGTGTGGATGCGGGGTTCGTAGCTCGGCCATTCGTTGGCGGCTTCGCATTTGGCGTACAACTCGATTGCCTTGCGGTTGAGCTGCCGGCCGCGTTCGACGTCCTCGGGCCGCAGCTCGTGAACGGTCAGCTCGTACGGCGGTGTCTTGTCCTGCGCGACGAACAGAAACAGCGGGTCGTCGTCTACGCCGTTGGCAATGACGCCGTCTCGGTACCAGGCGTCCTGCTGGTGGTATCCGTAGTCCGCGACAGACTTCGGGAAGGCCTGCGGGTGCGCGTTCTTCGTCGTCTTGTAGTCAACGATGATGAGTCGCGATCGACCGGGGTGTAGCCAGTCCGCACGCCAGCGCAAACGGACGTTGGTCGCCGGATCGTGCCAGTAGCCGGATACTTCGGCGTCGCCATTCGCGAACAGCGCGCCGGCCAGCGGGTGCTCGTGCGCTTTCTTCGCCATGGCTTGCGCGGCCTGGTCCTGCTTGACCAGCAGCGGGACCTTGCCGGCCGCCCACGCGTCGCGGCGTGCCTCTTGCGCGGCCTTCGTCTGCCACGAGTTGGCGTCGACCACAACGATTTCGGATCCCTTGCCGAGCACGTACAGGTGGGCGCCGTGGCCGACGTCGTACTCCGGCTTCGGGTTCGGCGGTGTGTTGCGTTCGTGCAGGAACTTCTCGGGCGTCGCGTTGAGCAGAGTTCGCGCGCCGGAGCTGGACAGGCTGGTCTTGTCGGCGTGGTACTCGACGTCTGAGATGTCGAGGTATACGCCGTCTTCGGTCGGGATCACTGGCCGGCCGCCGGCTTCGTCGCGATGTGGACCAGTCGGCCGCCGTGCGCGTGTTGCCGCCAGGACTCGACTGCGAGCCGGTCCTGCTCGGTGGGCAGCAGCCAAAAGGCCTCGTTCAGAACCCAATGCGGGTCGGGCATTTCGGCCAGCCGCGCGGCCGGGATCGTTCCGCCGGTCGCGTACAGGACCGGCCGTTCGGGGGCCGGGCCAGGCAGCTCCAGTCCGCGTGTCGCTTCGGTGATCTGCTCGGCCCACGATGCCCGGCGGGCTGCGTCGCGTTCGGATCCGCAGAACCAGATCAGTTCGGACGTGATGATGTGCATTGCCGCGATCGCGGCCAGGATGCCGGCAGTCGGCAGCTCGGCGCGGGACCAATAGAACGCGGCCAGCACGCCGAGGAAGATCCCGACGGCCAGCATCGCGAGCCGCGCCAGCTTCTGGAGCTGCGCGTCGGTCGAGCATGTGCGGTGTTTCGCCATGTCAGGCAACGGCCTTTCGTGCTTCGGGGAGGTTGAGCACCCACGCGAAAAGTTCGTAGATGGTGCGATCGGTGGGGATTGCAGCCAGCGCGACGACGAGCAGTCGCTGGACCTCGACGGCCGGTAGCGCGGTGAGGTAGTCCCAGGTCAGTTGCGGGTCCTCGTCGGCCAGCTGGCCAGCCAGCGCGACAACCAGATGCGCACGGGCAACGTGGTCCTCGTCTCGGGTGCCGGTGACGGGGACGCGCTGGCCAGTCATTCGGCAGAGCTGCTTGCCGCCCTCGACGGTGGAGTGCTTGCCGTAGCGGTTGTTCTCCGTCAATACGTTGCGGCCGCACATGATGCAGTCGGCGCGGCCGTAGTTGTGGCCGCTCACAGCTCGTCGTCCTCGTCGTCGCCCTCGTCGTCGTCCAGGTCGTCGGCGTGGCCGCCGAGCGCCGCGACACGGCCGCGCTTGATCGACCGCCGCTCACGCTCGGACAGTCCGCCCCAGATCCCGAACCGTTCGTCGTGCGCCAGCGCGTATTCCAGGCACTCGTCGCGAACGTCGCAGCCGGCGCAAATCGCCTTAGCTTCTTTGGTGCTGCCGCCCTTGTCGGGGAAGAACGCATCGGGATCCGTCTGTGCGCACAACGCACGCTCGGCCCAGTCCTCGTCAATGAGGAACCCCACGGTGTTTCGGGCCATCAGCCGATGAATCCCGGTTCGTCGGACAGCACGGTCGCGTCGGTGACGGGATAGGCCTGGTCGTCCAGGATCTGTGTGTCGACGTCGTACCCACCGCTGCAGCTGGTGTGCGCCGAGCAGTAGCCGCCGTACGTGTCACACGTGAACGGCACGTGGTGCGCCGGGATCAGGAACACGCGTTCACGGATCCAGCTGCCGTCGTCCTGCCGGGGCCAGTCGCAGATGACGCGCCGCTGGCTGCCGAGGAATCCCCATAGGTCCGTTCGCGCGGTGCAGCCGAACTGGGTTGGACCGTTGAGGCCGTCGGCGTGTGCCCGGCCGGATGCGCCAAGCATGCCGGCGGCGACGGCCGCGCCGATCGCGCCGCTGACCAGCAGGCGCATTACATTGGATTTACTCACGATCGTTCTCCTTCGTTTGGTCGGTTGGGGATGGCCTCAGCGGGTCGGATCCGCTGAGGCCGTTTCCATGTCGGGGGCCGGGTGGTGTTCCCATGTGCCGTCTGCGTTGAGTTCGCGATACGAGCCGTCGCCGAAGGTCCAGCGGAGGCCGGCGACCTGTTCGGACGTGACGGTGATGACTCCGTAGCCGTGGAAGTCGCTCGGGTGCGGGGCCACGTCGTCGTCCCGGTCATCGACGCGGCGGCGGATCAGGCCGGCCAGCGCGTACAGGACGGACACAGCCACCAGCGCGGCGACGGCCAGCACGCCGAGCACGTCGAGCGCGGTCACAGCGCAACCGCCGTTGTGTTGCGCTTCGCGTGCGTGATCGCGGCCGCCAGTCCGTGCAGGGTGATGGCGACCGCGTGTTCGTCGCATGCCCGGTAGTCGCGGCCGGCGGCCATCACTGTGTTCGTCGCGGTGACCTGCTCGCCGAGCTGTACGCAGACGCAGCAGTGAACCGGGGGCCGTTGTGTGGCAGTCGATTTCATGACGCCACTTGGCCGGGTTCGTAGGTGGGCAGGCTATTGACGTAGGCCTGGAGGTCGTCGGCGCGGTACTTGTAGGCGCGGCCGTCTCGGACGGCGACGATTTCGCCGGCGCGACGCAGCTCGGCCAGTCGGCGCGGGGTGGTCGACAGCAGCTCGGCGGCCGATTCTTCGTCGTAGATCAGCCGAGTGGGTGCGCGCATCATGCCGCGTCCGCGTTGTCGTCAACGACGTCGAAGAGTGCTTCGAACGCGTCGGGGCCGAACACGTACAGGATCCCGGCGACGAACTTCGTGCCCGGGTCGCAGTGACCGGACAGGACCCGCGAAATCTGCGTCGGGTGCAGTCCTGCCATGCGAGCCAGCTCTTCGTCGGTGCGGATGCCCGCGCGTGCTTTGCGCTCTTCAACCTCGCCGCGACGTACGACGAGACGCGCGGCCGGCGGTGTGCCCGGTGTGGTTGTCATGCGTGCTGTGGTTTGCATGCTTGCCAATCTAGACCCGCCATAGCGTCCATGCAACTAATGGCATATCCGCTAAAACCCGTGTCGCGCCGGCTTGTCAGTGCGACGAACTGGCCTTATCCATTGGGCGCACAGACGGACTTAGGTCAAACGTCCGACAGCCAGCATCAACAGATTTTCGCAGCAAACTAGGACATGTTCTGTTTGCTTGTGTACAGTCCTTAGCACGCATGCGTGACACACATTTCACACACAGCGAGAAACAAAGGATCGGTACACACGATGATGGCTACCGAAGACTGGGCCGCGTACGTCCAAAGAGTCAGCCAAGGGGCCTCAGCCGAAGAGCTTGCCAAGGCGGCCGGCGTTCATATAACCACCGTTTACCGTTGGCTACGCAAGCCAGCGCAGAAGTCGCCGCAGCAGGTGATCGCGTTCGCGCGCGGCCTACGCCAGTCGCCGGTCGAAGCGCTCATCGCCGCCGGGTATCTGGAACCCTCCGAGGTCGCCGGCGTGATTGAGGTTGTCCGATCGGCCGGGGACCTCCCAGACGACGAGCTGATCGGCGAGCTGTCCCGACGACTTGCGCAACGACACGTCCACGCGTAGGCCTACGTCGCCGAACCCCTGACGGGTGCGCACAATTCCCGTCAGCACCGCCAGGACGGCCTTCGCTTCAGTTAATGTCCAACCCTCCGGTGGAAACTGCGCGGTGATGTTACGGATACGGCGCAGCGCGTCTGAGAGTTCGTACTGGTAGGACATTGCTCGGGCATCCTCGTTCTCATGTAAAAGTCCTTGTGAAGCTACAGACTTCCGCGGACGAAAATTACTCCCACCACCTGGGGATGCGCTAATTCAGCATGCGTATTCACAGCTAACGTTCAGCATGTCGTTACCACGGATTCCGCGCGGAATCGGCCGCAGCGAAGCGTGTTTCGTCGCTGCGGCCGAGCTGCAGATCGAAATCCGCAGCACAGCTGAGAATTTGCTGAATGGCCAGCTAATTAGGCCAGCAATTCCGCCAGGCGGTTCAGCGCCGGCCGGGTCCGCGACTGGTCGACGTGGACATAGGCGCGGTGCGCGACGGCCGACGACTGGCCCATGATCTGCATTCGCACATCGGCTGGGACGTCGAGCGATTCGAGCAGCGTCGCCGTCGTGTGCCGCGTCGCGTACTGCTCAACTTGGTCCAGCTTGGCCGCGTCCACCAACGCATGCCACAGCTCGTTTTCGTCCGTCGGCATGATCGGCCGGCCGTCGCGGTGCCGCCACACGAGTCCGTGCGGATTCGGGTCGCCAGCGGTCGCCCGAATGTGCATCGCGAGCATGTCGGCCAGCGGTTCGGGTAGCGGAACGATCCGCTGGCCGGCTTTCGTCTTCGGCCGGGTCCAGACCATGGATCGGTAACATTCGCGGTACTCGCGGCCGGCCGGAATGTCCCACTTCGCTTTCGGGCAGTAGCCGACGCGCGTCCTACCGCACGTCGGCTGGCCGTCGTCATCCAGACAGCCGTGGACCTTCTTCAGCTGCTGCAGCTGCCAGGACAGGTCGAGTTGCATGCGGTCGAGGTCGACGCGTTCGATTTCCAGGCCACGCAGCTCCGATGGCCGGGCGCCGAGCATGAATGCCGCGATCCAGCGCGTCGCCAGTCTCGGCGCGGCCGGATCCGCCGAGTCTTCTTCTACGCGAATCGCCGTGCGGATGATGTGGACCGCGTCGGCCAGGGCGAGACTGTCGCGCTGCTTGGCGGTGTGGCCGGGTTTGGTGACGGCGTCGCACACGTTGCGGCGGAGCACGCCGTCGGCCACGGCCTGGCCGAGTGCCTGGTTGAGCACCATGTACGCGCGCTGCGCGTTGCGGCTGGTGTTCGCCTGGTTGAGCACGTTGCGAATCTCTTGCGCGGTGAGCCGGCCGAGCTGGCGCGTGCCGATGAGGGGAACGATGTGGATTCGGACGGCCTCTTCGTAGAAGTCGTACGTGTTCGGTGACACGTGGGGTTTCTTCACGTCGGTCAGCCAGTGATCGAGCCACTTTGCCACGGTCGTTGTGTGCGTGACCGGGATGACGCCGCGATCAATGTCGGCCTTGAGCGCGTCGAGTTTGGCCTTGGCCGTTCGGAAATCTTTCGAGTAGACGCGCTTCTGTTTGCGGGACCCATCGGCAGTCGGCACTTCTACCGATCCGGTCCACATACCGTCTGCTCGTTTGAATAGTCCGCCATCTCCTGGGGACCTACGTTTGCGCTTCGCCACGTTTGACCTCCCGTTCAACTGTACACAGTTGCGGCTGGTCACTGTACACACTACTGTACACAGCGTGTTGGATACCTACAGGATACGTACAGTATCGGCGAAACGCTCTGAACTGGGCTTTTTACCACTAAATCCGAGGTTTGACACTCTAGTACCACTGACTCTTAATCAGCGGGTCGGGGGTTCGAAACCCTCACGGCGCACAGGTCAGGATGGGTTTTCGACTCGGGACTGTACACACAGCTGTACACAGTCGAGAATTTTCGGGACAGCGCCGACGTGAACCGTCGGCGCTCCCTTTCCTCAGTTAGCACGTTTGCTATTTCGCGACTGTCTTCGTGTCGCTTTCAAATACTTAGCTGCGTCGCTGCAGCAATTTCCTTAGCAGCCCTCCCCGTTGCTATCCGTGCTAACGGATAGCTGTCTCCGCGATCGCGCGTCGGGCCGTTCGGCCGGCCTGTCGCCGTGAGAACAGGACACTCTCGTGACACTTCTTTTTTTGCTGACCATCTGGATTCTGTGCGGCTTGGCCGCTATGCGTATCGGCCAGGAACGCGGCCACGGGGCCGCCGGGTCGTTCTGGTGCGGTGCCCTGCTCGGCTTGCTCGGCGTGCTGTTGGTGTCGTTCACCCGCCCGGCCGTCCAGGTGCCCGACGAGCTGCGCCGGTCGTTCGCGTTCGATGAGGAGACCGACGGTGACTGAGCGCCGAAACGCTACGTGGTTCTTCTGGTTCATGCTCGCCGCCGCGTCGGCGGCCTCGATCGCCGGGAACGTCGCCCATGCCCTGTCGAACCCGGCGGCCGGCGATCCGGCGATCGCGGCCGGGATGGCCGTCGGGCCGCCGGCGGTGCTCATCGGCGCAACCCACGGCACGGCGCTACTGCTGCGCGTCCAGGCCGGCGGTTGGGCGGCTCGGGCCGCGATCCTGCTCACTGTCGGACTGGCCGGCGCGGCGTTCGTCCTGTCGTTCGATGCGCTCCACGAGCTGGCCGTGACGCAGGCCGGGATCCGGCCGGCGATCGCATTCCTGTGGCCGGTGACCGTCGACGCGTCGATCGCGGTGTCGACTATCGCGCTGCTGGCACTCAACGGCACACGGCAGCGCGCCGCCGTGCCAGCGGCCGCCGACCAGTGCCGCGCCGACATCGCGCCGACGGCCGCGCCGGCCGAGGCTCCCCCGCCGGCCGCGCCGACCGTGCCGGTGAGCGCGCCGGCCGTCGACAGCTCGCACCACGAGACAGCCGACGAGTTGATCGGTGCCGGGGTGACGCGCGTCGACCGCGACAGGCTCGCCGCCGTACTGCGCGGCCTGGCCGACGGGATCCCGCCTAGCACAGTCGCGCGCCGCGTCGGGGTCCGCTACCAGACTGTCCAGCGCGTCGCCTCGATCGCGGCGACGGCGAACGCGACGTAGGCCGCATACACGAAAACGGCCCCCGGCGTTGATGCCGGGGGCCGTTGGTGCCGGTGCTACCAGCCTGTCCGTGGATGCACGATCGGCGGCTGAATTTGGTCGACGCGATGTGTCAGTCCGCGCAGCTCGCCGCGCAGCTCGGCAATACCCTTCTGGTTCTCGATGCCGAGTCGGGCATTCTCTTCGCCGAGTTCGATCAGTCGGTCGACGTCGGTACGCAGGTTGCGGTCGCCGTGATCGTTCACGACGTGATGTTTCACCTTGCTCAGGTCTTCGCCCAGCTGCTTGTTGCCGCGTCTGGCCGTGACCGTGGTGTGCCAAATGCCGCCGATCGTCGCGAACAGCTGGACCGCGACGACGGCCGCCAAACCGTAGACGGTGTCGGGTGATTCGACGCTCATCGCAGCAGGTGACCTTGCGCGCTGGTGGGGGTGGTTGCAGTCATGTCCGTCCCTTGTCCTGTCGGCGGTATGGCCGACGCGGCAACCGCGCCGGCCTCAGCACCTACAGACTGTAGTACGCGAGCTATCGGTAGCGCGGGTGCTACAGCGTTGCTACTTGCGTGTACCGCCGGATGGCCTGCTGCGCCAGGCCGCCCAGCTCGGCCACGCCGGAGCTGCCGATCTCGGCCGCGCCGGCGACGCCGGCCACCGCGTTCTTCACCAGCTCCAGGTCCTTGGATGCAGCCGCGTGCGCTTCGATGACGGCCTGGACGCCGTTGACGACGGCCTCGGTGGCGGGCTGCTCGTCGAATGCGCCGGCCTTGCGCTGCTTGGCCACGATCACGGTCGCGGTTGCGCTGGCCGCCGAGCCAAACAGCCCGACAATGCCCTGGATGGCGTTGACGATGCCGGCCGCCGCGTCGTCAGAGATGCCGTGCCACAGTGCCGCGATCGACACGACGGCCGACGCGATCGTGCCGAGCAGGTAGACGGTTTGCCGGAGTCGAGGGGTCATGCTGCGGTGCCTTTCCATGCTGCGTAGCGCTTAAGCGCTTCGGGGTTGGTGCGCTCGATGTCCGCCAGGACGGACTGCGCGTAGTCGATTGCCCACTGTTCGCGGACTGCGCCAGCGCCAGCGGCTAGCCGAACGATGCGGTCCAGCTCGTACAGATCGCCCTTGCTGGCACGCTTTTCGACCAGGTCTTCGTGGTCGAAGCCGTCGTCGTTGATCGGCAGCTGGCGCGGCTCCCACATGTTCGACTCGGGTTCGGTGCCGTCGGGGTTTGGCGGGTCGCGGTAGATCGACGTCGACCGCACGCGCTGGAAGCCGAGCACGGCCAGCGCGTCGACCAGTGTGCGGTTGCCGAGCTGCGGCCAGCCCTTGCCGTTCGGGCCGAGCAGCTGCAGCTGGCAGTCGCGTAGCAGTCGATCCTGTTCGGGAGTCAAGTCGTCGCCTCCTGTCGATGGTGGTGTCACGGTGATGCCGAGCGCGGCCGCGAACTGGGTTGCGGTGTAGCCGTCGGCGCTGTTCATGTCGCAGTTGCCGAACGGCGGACAGCCTTCGGGCAGGCCGCCGCCCCATCCGCGGCCGTCGGTGTACTGGTGGGCGATCTTGCCGGGGAAGCTCGGATTGCTGCCGTAGCCGGCGACGATGAATTGGTCCTCACGCCGGTTGCGCCACATGCTGTTCAGGTCGCCCACGTTCCCGTACGCGATGACGCGCCGAGGATCACCCACCCAGTGCGACAGTGCATCGTCGGTGGCGTTGAGCGCGTCGGAGAAGTCGCCGGCCGGATTGCCGCCCCGCTCGACGTCGATCATGAGCGCGACGCGCGGGTGTAGGCCGCCGTTGGCGTTGACCATGTCCTGCAGCGTCGCAACGGCCGCCTGCCAGTTCGGCCTCCAGTAGAAATACACGATTCCGCAACGCAATCGGCCGGAGTCCAGCGCACGCCTCATCCACGCGTAGTTCTGCGCAAACTTCTTGTCGCGGTAGGTGCCGTCGTTGGCGCGGATCGACAGCACCAGGTACGGGTAGCTGTCGTCAACGGGGACTTGCCATTCGGACACATCGGCGAACAGTGTGTCCTTCGGCTCCGGCACAGGGGTTGCCGCCGTGCCGTCCTCGATGATCGGGCCGGGCAAGTATGCCCACGCGTTGGCGTACGGATTCGTGATTTCCCACGCTTGCGGGGCCGTGACACAGCCTTTGGACCCGGCCGATTCCATTCGGACTCCGTCGAGTTCGCCCCACATGTGCGAAGCTGCGCCGCCGTTGCCTTCGTGGTGAAATGCCAGCTTCGCGACAGCGTTGGGCGGAATGTCTTGCGGCCGTGCGACGCGGATCGTGCCGAACGGGCCGACGCCGCCGACTGGGACGTACCGATAGGACTCGGTTGTCGCACCTTCGGATTCGCGTCCCCAGACCATGTGCCCGGTTGCGAACCCGAGTACGTCGTTCCACAGCCCAGAGCAGTCCGTGCCTTGCGACAGGTCTGTCCGGGACCACATTTCGCCGTATCTGTACGGGTTCCCAACGCGTTTGAAGAACTCCGCCTTGGCCTGCTCGACGTTGGCGCGTGTGGCTGCCATTAGGTCGCCGAACCGTTCTGCGGTAGCGCGGTGACGACGTACTCACCGGCGGAGTTGAATGTCTGATCGCCGGTCAGGATGAAGTTTCCGCCCCAAACGGTTTCGTCGGCGTTCCACAGTGAGCAGTGCGTGACGGGGCCGAGCGGGGTTCCGCCGGAAAAGTTGACCGGGCTGTTCAGGTCGAAGTCGCCGTCGTTGGTCGCCGCGCCCCACGTGAACGTTTGGACGCCGGCGGTTGTCGCGTTCGCTGCGCCGCCATTGCCTGGGTCGTCGCTGTGCAGTTTCATCTTCACGAACGTCGATCGAATAGCGTTCGCGCCAACGATCATTGCGGCTGGACTGAATGCCATGAGTGAACCACCTTTCAGGAAACGATGCTTGTACGGTCTGATGTCAGGTTTGCGGTGACGCGCCGATCTGTTGGTGAAACCACAGCCAGCCTGTCGACGTCGGGGACGACGATCGCGCGCGGCGACGCCGGGACAGCGGCCGCGCGGGTGCCGGCGTGCGGGACCGCGACATCGCGATCGGCGGCCGCGACGAGGGTCGCGCGGCCGGCGGCCTGGACGATGGCGTGCCGGTCGACGGCCGGGACGACCGACAGTCGGTGCCGCGCGATGCCGGCCGGCGGTGTGTACTGCCACGCGTACGCGCCGGATCCTGTGCCGAGCGGATCTGTTCGGCCGGCGGCCACGCCGATCCAGCCGTATACGCCGGATCCGATGCCCTTCGGGGTGCCCTCGTGGCCGTATCCGGCACCAGCCCAGCCGTAGTCGCCGCGACTGCAACCCTTCGGGACTCGTTGCCCGGTGCCGCCCGGGCTGGTCCAGCCGAACACGCCAGACGATCGCCCGGTCTTCGGTGTGCTGCCGTGCGCCGAGCCGGCCCAGCCGAACGTGCCGCAGCTGCTGGCCTTCGGGGTGCGCCGGCCGGTCGCGGATCCGCCCCACCCGAACGAACCCGAACCCGCGCCGGTGTTCTTGACGTTGTAGCCGAAGATCCACACTGCGCCGTCCGCGCCACGGCCGCCCTTGCCGGCGGTGCCGACGACCAGGACACCACCGCCGCCGCCACCGCCGCCGCCGGGTGCTGATCCGGCCTCGCCGGTCTGGCCGGAGCGTGGCGCGGACAGCTGGACGTTTCCGCCGCCAACGTAGGTCCGGCCGTTGTAGACGATGCTGCCGGGACCCTTGCCGATGTAGGACGTCCCGCCGAGGCCGTTGAATCCGGTGCCGGCCTTGCCGCCGGCCGGGTTCGCCACTGTGGTTGGACCGGCCACCAACGAGCTGGCTGTTCCGCTGGTCGAACCTGCGCCGCCGGTGCCAACGGTTCCCGTGATCTGCGTGAGGCTCAGCGGGAAGTCGTAGCCGCGCCGCAGTGTCGCGGTCACGAACGGGCCGAAGTTTCCGCCCTCGCCGTCCTGGCCGGCGTTGTTGCCTTGGTTTCCGCCGCCACCACCGGGCAGCAAGACGACGTCGTAGTGTGTCGCGTCGTTCTGGACGTCGTACGCGAACGCGCCGGCGCTGCCGAACTTGACGGGTGCTGAGTCGACCACGGCCCGTTACTGTTCGGTGACTTGGATCTTGATGCTGCGCTCGTCCTCGCGGCCGGCCACCGTGACGATATGAACCGACACGGTGTAGGTGCCGAGCGCCGCGTTGTTGGTCGCGATCCACACGATCGTCGTGTCCTCCAGCAGCGCGACGGGATCTTCGACGGTGAATCCGTCGCCGGGGGTATCCGTGCGGGCTGTCGCCGTAGCGATCGAGTCACCCGGCTCGAGGTAAGCGCTCCAGTCGACCGGATAGTCCAGTCGCGCAGTCGGATCCTGTTTGAACGTTTTCAGAGACACGGGGTTCCCCTTACGTGATGACCTGGTATCCGGCTTGCCGTAGCGCGTCCTCGTGTGATGTGCCCGGCGGGAATGTGTGCATTGGTGTCAGGTGCTCGACCGTGCCGTCGGGATAGCAGTCGATGATCGTCGTCGGCTGCTGGATGACGTTGTGCCGGCTGGCGATCGGGTGCCCGACAAGCGCGGTCAGTGTCTCGTTCAGGTATCCGATGGTGTCTTGGTTAGGGCCGACGTCGACACACACGGCGATCGTGTTCCCGTCGTCGGTGTTGTAATGCTGCGTGCCCGGCGCCCAGCCGGGAACGTCAGGGATGCGCGTAGCAGTCGCCACGGTTCACGCTCCGATCACTTGTAGAGAATTGCCACCAGGCCGTTGCCCGGGATGCCGCCGGTGCCCGGGCTGCGGCTCAGCGTCGAGGAAACCGCGCCGCCGCCGCCGGATCCGCCGCCGGGGAACCCGCCGTCGCCGCCGTTGCCGCCGGCCGCGATCACCAGCGAGTAACCGCCGATGCCTGCGCCTCCCCCGCCGCCGCCAGCTCCGCCGCAGATCGGGACAGACGCCGCAATACCGTCGCCGCCCTTGCTGCCGGCCTGGCCGGTCGCCGTCGATGGCAGGCCAGATGCGAAGGCAGACGCGCCAGCCTGGCCGCCTTTCGCGACTCCGGAGTCCTCGCCAGGCGTGCCGGGAACGTTCACCAGCGCGTTGCCGTCGCCGTTCAGCGCGATGCCCGCGCCGACGCCGCCCGCGCCGGGTCGGCTGGTCGTCGGCAGCAGGCCTTGCGCCGACGCGATGCCGTTCGCGTTCGGTGCGCCGGCCAGCAGCACGGTGCTGCCAATCGAAATGGATGATTGTCCACCGTCGGTGCCGGCCGACGTCGCGGCCGCGCCGACCACGATCGACAGCGTCGACTCGCCGGGCGTGACGCCGGTGAGGTCCAGCTCGGCGGACAGATATCCGCCGCTGCTGCCGGCGGTGCCGCCGGGGGCCGCGGTGCCGCTGCCATTGCCGCCGCTGGACTGTCGGCCGGTGCCGCCCTTGCCGCCACCGTTGATGACGCAACCGATCATTTGGACGGTGTTCTCAGGGACCAGCCAGGCCGGGTTCGATGTCGTGAAGATCGCGATATTCCAACCTTCGAGTACGGCTGTTCGCATGGACGCGACAACCGTGGCGACTTCGCTTGGTGTGCCGGTGCCATCGTGGCGGCCGAACCACCCGTCGAACAGGTTCTTGAACCCGGTCGCGACCTGCTCGGCCAGCTGGACGAACTGGCCCAACACGGGAACCTGCTCGACGGCGTTGATGATGCTGTTCAGGTCCAGCCACGGGCCGTGCTGACCGGTCAGAGCCGACACCAGCGCGCCAATGACACCAGGAAGGCCGCTAAATCCGGCGTGGCCGGATCCGCCGGCGAACAGCTTCGCAAGCGGGCCGTTCGGGTCGCCGTAAACCGATCCGCTGCTGTGAACGTACTTCTGTCGATAGGCGGCGTTGACGGTGTCCTGATCCTGGCTGGCTAGCTGGCTTACTGAGCTGGTGCCGGTGCCGTGTGCGGACAGCAGAAACAGGCCGTCGCTGGTGTTTACGTCGCCGGCACCGCCGGGCAGGATGCCCATTAGTCCGCCGCCTTCGGTTCGAACTGCGACGGGTCCATCGCGTCGACGCGCGCGTGCAGGTCACACGCGGCCTGGACGACGTCGTCGGGAACGTCGAAGCCGAGTTCGCGTGCCAGCGAGACACGTTCGGCGTTCGTCTGGCATGCCGCGATGCGGGCCGCTGTCTCCTGATCGGCGCGGGCCTGCTCGATCTTCGCCGCCATCTCAGGGTTCATGGCGCGCAACGCGTCCATGCCCTCTTGCGCGATGTGCTTCGAAACCACCTGCTGCGGTGCGTGGTTGCCCATTTCGGCCGGTCCAGAACGTTGCAGCTCCAGGGTCGCCAGCTCGGCGTGGTGCCGGAGGCCGAGGCCGTGCAGCTTGTCCGCGATCGGGTTCCGCGCCGGCGGTGGCAGGAACCACAGCTGCTTGGCGATCGCGCGGACCTCAGATGCCCGTTGCGTCAATGTCATTAGACGTCGTCCTTTGCAGAGATGTACGTCAGATAGATGCCTTGGTTGAGCGTGCTGTTGTGCCATGCCGCGCCGAAGTGCCGGTAGCCAGGTCCGTGCGGCAGCATGTGGTCGTCGTCGGACCAGTACGCGATCGGCGTCGGGTCGTCGCCGGCCGCCACCGTCAGACGGTCCACGCTGTGGTCGTAGTACAGCGTGAAGTCGCCATTGGCGGGCAGTGCGTGCGGGATGAGACCTGTTCGCGCCGTTGCGTTGATCGGGCCGCCGTTGAGCGTGAACAGCTGCACGCCGACGCCCTGCTGGCCGGCGTAGAACTTCACGCCAAGCCCAGTTGTCATGCGCTGGTCTGCGCACACGATGATGAACAGGCCGGCGTAATCATTCGGCCACCCAGAGTTGTACTTGTTGACCAGTCGCACCTTCACACGGCACGTGTCACTGTTCATCTCCTGGTCCCAGCGGATCGCCGAACGCGCGTCGCCCAGAAGCACCAGCCCCGGGCCGACGCCGTTCGGCAACGGGGTCAGGCTGGTGACCTTTGTACGACCGAGCACCTGCTGCCAGTTCGACCGCAACCCCAACGTGGGGAACGGGTCTGTGAACTGCAGCGCCGACGACTGGTATTGGCGGGCCGGGCTGTCGGGATACTCGACCTCGCGTCGAATCACCCGGCCATACCGGATCTTTACGGGTCCGTCGTCGGTGCCGACGAACAGTTCGAAGTTCGCGCCGGCCGGGATCCGGTCGACCACCGAGGAATCCGCGACGAACTGGATCTGCTCTGCGGTGACCGTGTCGGCGTCAATCCGCGCAATCTCCGAACCTGACGTGTCGGTGAAGACAACCCACGCGTCGCTGCCGGCGGGCCAGGGTTGCCCGGGTGCCGCCATGAGGTACGGCGGCAGCCCGGGGGCCGGTTTCCACACGGAGCCGCGCGACAGCTCCAGGACGGACATAAGCGTTTGGTACGTCACGCGACTAACCTCACTCCGATGTCTTGCAGGGTGGTCAGCGCACGCTTGAACATGTTCGCGGTGCGCTCGCCGGTGGACATGGCGGCCTTGTTCTGGCCCACCTTCTGGAGGAACCGCGACGCGCCGTTATCGTCGGTCTCCAGGGTTTGTTCCTCGATTTGATTGACGAACCGAAGATGGATTCCGGCGTTACGTTCCAGCGCGCCCGACGTCGACCAGAATCGGTCGCCGATCTTGCAGTGCAACCCGGGAATGATCCACGTCGATTCGTCCAGGATCATCGTGTGCGACGTCTCAGCTTCGGTGGCCTTGATGCCGCCGAGAATTGCGCCGATCGCCGCCAGGCTCCACGAGTTCGCCTCGCCGCCACGTTGAAACGCTTCCCATAGGTGAACCCAGCCGAGTTCGGTTGCTCGGCGGTAGTGCTTCACCTGGTCCCACGCCAGGATGGTCCCGACGAGGAACGGCATCACGATGTCGCTGACGACGTCACCGAGCGAATCGAACCCGAACAGCAGGAAGTAGCCGAGCAGGTTCCCGACTGTCTCGATGATGAGCTTCGCGATCGCGTCGGCCGTCGGGTTGTCGCCGCCGACAGTGATTTTCACGGCCGTTGCGGGTGAGTGGGTGACGGTCGACTGCAGATCGTTGTAGAAGCTGTCAGCAATGCCGACTGTTGGTGCCGACGCGAACGAACCGAGAAAACCGGACTGCCAGTACTCGTCTGGGTACAGGGTTTCGTCGTCCACGACGGCGTCCAGGACGGACTCGACGCCGCCGGCCGTCCACGTCAACACCGAGCGGGCCAGGCCGCCCAATACCGTCCCGTCGAAGAACGTGCCTTCCGGTAGCGTCCAGCCGCTGCGGTCGGTGATTTCGAACACCAGCGCGCCGTTGGCGACGTTGTTGTCCAGCAGGCCGTCGACCACTTCGCCTTCGGCGGTGAAGATTCGCCGATAGTCGAGGCAGAGCTGGCCGTCGTCCAGCGTGTCGAGGATGACCTGGTCGGCGCTGTTCATGCGGGACCCGATGAACGTCCACAGCGACGTGTCGGTGAGGAACGGTTTGCACTTGATGTGCACCTGCCAGTCCGAAAAGTCGATGATGTTGTCGTACTGGTCAGGGTCGAACGGGTCGTCGGGCAGCTCGTAGAAGTTGCCTTGGTTCCTCCAGAAGTTGAGGAACAGGAAGTTGCTGCTGGTCCAGATCCCGGGTCCGAACGAGAAGTAGTCGCGCGGCCCCTGGAACAGCGGGATCGGCAGGATAGGGTTCGGCGGCCCGAGCGTGAACTGCAGCACTTGCATGTCGTCGTTGAAATGCGCAGTGACGTAGTCGACGCCGTCTTCGGTAGTCGCCTCCCAGTGGTGCATCATGCCGGTCCAGCGCCACGCGCCGCCGTACTTGTCGACGCGCACCACGATGTTCTTGCACTCGTTGGGATCGTTGGGGATCCGCATGATGAGTTTCGCCATGGGGTGGTTGGCACGGACCTTGAAATAACCGGCGCTGCTGATGTTCTTGCGCTTCGGCCAGCGCGAACGAACGATGTCGTTCGGGCTTACCTTCCCGCGAAACGCCAGTCCAACATCGCCCGGAATGTTGGTGTAAATCCTGATGTCGGTATAGGCGCGTTGCATGCACTTGCGCCGGCGGCGAATCTCGTCAGTCGCGGCCCTCGTCTGCCGCAGTGTCGCGACACTCATGCTGCTACCGCGATTCGTGGAGTGCCAAACGGTTCGGCGTACCAACGCGGCAACGTCAGCACGCAGCCGAGGCCGGCGGAAACCGCGCCGAGGCAGCGCACAACGCAACCCGGGTTCGGCGGTACCGTTTCCGCCGAACCCATGCCCGGCGGAATCGGATAATCGAGGGTGAACCCGGGATTGCGGTTGCCCACGGGTGTTTCCCATTCGGAGATGAACAGCTCCATGTCGGGCCGCGACATGACGGTTATGTTCTCCCCGGGCTTGAGTTTCGGTACCGGGAACGTCTTGCCGCGATCCGCGACACCGCGCCCGTGGACCTCGTTGCCGAAGCTGTAGTCGGGCAGGATCCACGTCGCGCCGCCGTCGAGGTCCCACTCCGGCCAAATGTCGACGGTGCACGGGTTGAAATACGGCAACGTGAACCAGAAGTCGCCGGCGGCCGGCGTCTCCCAGCTGAACTGCTCGGACGGCCCGACGTAGAACGGCAGCTCTGCCCGCATGGTCTGCACCAGCGAGCCGTACGCGAACGCGTTCGGGTCGCCGCCCTCGAAGTTGTTCGCGGACAACGCTTGCGGGGCCTGGATGGTGCGCAGCCCCAGCGTGCGGGTGCCGTCAACCGACGTGTACTCGATCGTGGCTTCGTCCTGCGGGCTGAACATGTTGCGCCACCTAGCCCAGATCGTGTGCCACAGTTCGGAGTTCTGGTCGATGTCCTGGCCGGTGATCGGGTTCATGACGTGAACCGTCCAGACGACGTCGCGCGCCTTCGGTTTCCACGATGAGAAGAACTGCCCGAACGGGCCTGTCCCCCAGTTCGACTGAATCGGCAGATCCCAGAGTCCAGTCGAACGGGGGGCCAGGTAGGGACCCCAGCTGTACTGCGACGGGCTGATGATGCAGTAGTCGCCGTTCACGCCGCGAACGGCGATCATGTCGGGCTGCGGAATGTAGGTAGCCATCTATCCTCGGAACCTCGCCAGCTCGGCCTGTGCGTCTTGCGCGTCCTTCAGTCGCAGCTCGTCAACGACGTTGCGTGAATCAATCCCGTTGAACACGTAGCTGCGACGGTTGTCCTGCGCGGTTTGCGGAAGGTATTGCGGCGACTGCATAAGCTCGCCGTACTGCGATGCGGTTGTGCCCGGCGTGACGGTGCCGACCAGGAACGACGAGCCGACGTTGACCGCGTCAGCGACGACCTTCCCGCCCTCCTGGATCAGTCCGCCGACCAGCGGGCCGATCGCGCCGGCCGCCTGGCCGCCGAACCCGCCGGCCGCGCCGCCGGCCGCCGTGATGGCCGTCGACACAGCAGACCCGATCGCCTGCGCCGCCGAGCTGATCCCCTTGTCGATCGCGGGCAAGTTGTGATCGAGGCTGCCGCCCGGGTTCGGCGAAACGGCGTAGGTGGGCAGCGCCGCCGTCGCCGGGCTGGTCGACTGCGCCGGCTGTGGCGGTGCCGAATCTGCCGGCGGCTGGACGGGTGCCGGTAGCGGGGTGGCCGGCGCGGACGGAACCACGGCTGCGCCGCGCGCCGGGGCTGCCGGTGCCGGTCGCGGGTTCAGGTGCTGAATCGTCGCCGACGTGCGAGGGGGCGGTGTCGGCTGCTTCGGCAGGACAACGCCTTCGGGAATGATGCCGCCGAACGCGAACCCCTTCGTCAGTACGCCCCGGTTGATCGCCGCAATTCCGGCCGGGCCGAGCTTCGCGGTGACCTCGGGGTCGATGATCGCTTCGCCGCCTGACATTGGCGTGAGCCGAGCGCCGTCGACAATGCCGCCGTTGGCGTAGCCGTGGCCCCGGCCGATACCCAGGGGTGCGCCGTTGGCGTCCATGCCGTATCGGTGCGCGACGTAGGGAATCATGGCCGCGATCTGCGCGACGGGATCCATGTAGTCGCCGCCAGTGATGTTGTTGGCGTCGAACGTCGAACGCAGGAACTGCGCGATCCCGGCGACGGTTTGCGTGCCGCCCCGGCCGTTGCTGTCGTGATCGTTGAACGCCGCCGGGTTGCCGCCCGATTCGGTTTGAATCTGCCGAACCATGGCGTCTTCCCACGCCTGGATATTCGTGATCCCGTACTGCGGGCCGTACCTGAGCAGCGCAGCACGAACAACGGGCCGCCACCGTTCCGCGCCGGATCCCGACGTCGGGGCCGACACCCAGCTGCCGCTGCCGCCGCCCTTGCGGTTGGCCGCCAGGTGCGCGACACCGGCCGATTGCAGGGCTAGCAGGTCTTCCGCCGAGCTTCCGTCCGTCGAGCTGGAGGACGATGAGCTGTCGTCGTTGACGCCGAGCAGGACGCCCAGCGGGCCGTCCGAACTGAGCGCGAACCCGGCCGACTTCGCCGCGTCCTGAAACCACGGGTTGCTCGGAGACAGGATCGAGTTGTCGAGGCCGAACAGGCCGAGCGCTCCCGACCACAGCGTGTTGCCGAAGCTGCCGAGCGTCTTCGCCGTGAAGCTGCCGAGCCATTGCCCGGTCTGCTTGCCCCACGCCGCCAGGTTCTCCCCGGGGTTCGAACTGTTCAGCGACGCGATCGCGCCCCAGACGCCGGGCATTCCGGCGAACCGATCGGCAAGCGACTTCGGCTGTCCGCCACTGGATCCGCCGGCCACCGCGCCGCCGAGGTTGACCAGGTTGCCGACGGTGCCGCCGAATCCCTGCGCGATGCTGCCGAGCATGTCCAGGCCGCCGCCCGACGTCGGGTTCGGCGCAACGGGGCCGGGGGCCGCGCCGGGGATGACCGGGTTGCCGAACGGGTCAACGATGCCGCCGCCGGCATAGCCACGCGTGAGCACGCCGGCGTTGATGGCCGCGATACCTTCGGGGCCGAGCTGCCGAGCGACCTGCGGGATGATGACGCCTTCGCCGCCCGACATTGGGACCAGCAGGTTGTCGACGCCGGGGCTGTAACCGGGCAGGATCCCGCCGGCGGCCTTGCCGGGCTGCAACTGCAGCGGCTGGCCGTTCGGCCCGATGATGGTTTGGCCGTCGGGTGCCACCGTGAACCCGGGGATCTTGCCGGCGCGGACCAGGTCGAGGGCCTGCTGGCCGAAGTCCGGCTTGAGACTGCCATCGGGGTTGTACAGCGACGGCTGCTGCACGCCGCGCAGCGCCGGGACAGCGGCTTGCTGCTGCTGTGGGGAACCGGGCCGGTTGGGGCCGGCCGCGCGGTCAGCTTCCGCCTTCTCGTTGGCGGCCTGCTGGCCGCGTTCGAGGTCGCCGGCAGCACGGTCGTAGATCGACTTCCCAGCGCCGATACCGCCGCCGACGATCGCGCCCGGGAGGCCGGCCACCTGAGAGCCGGCCAGCGCGCCGCCGCCGACGTTGGCCGCCAGATTGCCGGCAATGTCACCAGCGCTCGGGGCCTGGTCGCCGCCCAGCGACGGTGCCAGCTGCGAGACGCCGATGCCGAGCGCCGACGCCAGCGCCAGCTTTCCGAGGATGCCGGAGCCACCCTTGCCGCCCTTGCCGCCCGGGTTGCCCAGCACGCGGTCGAGGTTGCCGAGGCTGCCGAGCAGGTTCGTGACGCCGTCGATCGACTTCCACGCGATGAACGCTGTTGCGACGGCCTGGATCAGGCCGGGGCTGTCGGCCAGAAACCCGGTGATCTCTTTCAGCGGAGGCAGCAGGGTATCGGTCCACTGTTTCGAGGCCTCGAAGACAGACGGCAGTGTCCGCGCGACGTCTCCGATGATGGGCGCCCACTGGCTGAGCTGCTGCTTGCCCTCATCGAAGAACTTCGTGAGCTTCTGTTGGCCCTCGTCGGAGTTGAGGAACGTCGCGAGCTTGCCCGTCAGCGTGTCGAGGGTGGACAGCAGCCCGCCAGTGCCGGCGGCCTGCGTGACAGCCGTGAATGATTTGCCGAGGTTCAGGACGATGTCGCCTAGATGGGTGACGCCGTCGATGCCTTCGTTGATCCACTTGTCCAGCCGGCCGTCGGCGTCGGCGGCCGTGATGAAGTTGTCGAACCGCTCGGCCAGTCGCCCGACGCCGTCGGCCAGTCGCGGCAACGTGTCCGAGCCAGCGGCCGCCAACGTGCCGAACGCGTGGACGACCGGGTCGATGGCCTTCGTCAGCCGCGACTGTGCGTCGGCGGTGTTGCCGAAGATCCGGTCGAGGAACCCCTGCGACGATCCCGAGCTGAGCGACGTCGCAAGCTGTTTCAGGTTCGAATTGATCGCCGAAGCGGTCGCGGCCATGCCGCGTTGCAGGATTGGCAGGTCGGCGGAAACCACCTTGCGCGCCGAGGCGCCCAGCCCGTCGAACAGGTTCTGCTGTGTCGGCAGCACCAGCGCGTCTTTCAGCTGCTGCTTGATATCGACCGCTGCGCGAACAGCTTCGGCGGCCGCCGGTGCCAGCTTCGCCAGCGCGTCGTTCGCCGCCTGAATGGACTTCGGGGTGCCGTCCGATGCCTTGTTTAACGCGTCGAACGCGTCGGAGACGCCCGACAGCCCAACCTTGGCGGTGCCGGCGACGGCCGCGATGCCGGCGAACATGCCGGGGACGGCCAGGCCGGCCTGCGACAGCTGCTGGACGCTGGTCGCCAGCGCCGCGACGGCCGTCGCCGCAGCGGGCAGGCTGCCGACGCCGAGCACACCGAGGTTGATGACGCCGGCCGATCGCAGCTTGTCGAGGTCCCCGGCGAGCTGCGCGACGTTCCCGCGCGCCGACTCGGTGTCGACGCGGACGCGCAGATCGACCGGGTTCCGCTGCTGCTCGGCGCGAAACCGCTCCAAATCCCGTGCCGCACCGGAAGTGTCAGCGCTGGTCTTGATGTTGTCGAAATTGACCTCGATCTTCTTGAGGTCAGCTTCGAGCCGGCGCTTGAAACCCGATGCGTCAGGGAAAATCTGCAGCCGCGCGTCGCCGGCGTCATAGGTTGCCAACGATCAACCTCCCTTGAGAATGCGCGCAATCTGTGCCAGCCCGTAGGACTTCTTTCGCGCCTTGATGCGGTCGACCGGATGCTCCGGCCGTAACCGGAACGACGGCCGGTTGGTGCGCGTGACCGCGCGAATGAGCAGCCGAATGTCGTCCGACAGGTTGTAGAGCGCTTCGACTTCCTCGGTGAACCCGACCATCGGCGGCCGGCCCGGATCCGCGCCGCGCGCCTTCTGCTGCTGCAGTTGCTTCTCGATGTCGGCCAGGTGCCGGTCGTCGGCCAGCTGCGCGGCCTGCAGTCGACTGCCCTTCGTGTTCGCGAGAGATGCGCAGTAGGTGAAGAACTGGTCCCACGGCTTGGTGCCGCGGATCCAATCGCGGGCATCGAACCCGCGATCGAACATGTCCGCCTCGATCTGATCCCAGTAGTTCTCAATCAGGTCGAGGATTACGGTGCTTTTCCCGCTTCGTCAGCGTCCACCACCTCGCCGGCCTCATCGGTGCCGTCCGGTGGCGGATTCACGCCCTGCAGAAAATGCGCGTTGACGTCCGCGACGAACGCGTCGAACAGCTCGGCGTCCCAGTCGGCGGTCAGCTCCATGATCGCGTCGTACTCAGAGCCGAAGAACGCGCGGTTGTAACGCTCAGTCGCCGCCTCAGACTTCTCGCGAATCTCGGCCGATTGAACTTCCAGCGATTGCATTTTCGCTGTCCACGCGGCCAGCTCGGCCTCGTACTGTGCGCGCTGCTCTTCGGTCGCGTCCTCCCCGGGGGCCTCCGGTGCCGGCGTCGAAACCTCTTTGAGGATGTTGCGCAGCTTCGCCTGGCACATAGCCATTTGTGTCCACGATTCGGCCAGCTCGTCGCGACGGTGCCGCGTCTGCCGGATCTGAATCTTGTCGGTCACCTGATACGGGGGGACGGGGTTCGTCTTGGCCGACAGTTCCAGCAGTCGGGGGGACAGCTGGCCGAGGTCGAGGTTGCGCCGCCTGGACGTCATTGCGTTGCTTGCCTTCCGGTTTGGTGGTGCCACAAAGAACCCGGCCGCCAAAATTTGGCGGCCGGGTTCCTGTCGCTATGGGGTGGTGTGTGTGTATTCGGTTGTGAGGGCGGGTCAGTCTTCCGCGACGGTGACCGGAACCTGGATCGAGAACCCGCCGTAGACGACCGTGATGTTCGCGGTACCGGCCGCGACGGGAGTCACGAGGCCGGTCGCACTCACGGTGCACACCGACGCGCTCGACGTGCCGTAGACAGCCAGCGCCGTCCGGTCAGCGTTGTTGCTGTCCTTGACGGTCAGCTGCTGCGCCGAGCCGCCCACGGTCAGCGACACGGGGTTCGGCGTCGCCGTGATGGCCGTGACCGGGGTCAGGGAATCGAACCCGGTCTTGTTGTTCTCCTGCAGCAGCTTCCAGCCTTCGCCGCACACACCGAAGATGACCGGCGTACCGGGCACTGCGGGATCGGTTTCGAACGACAGCGACACACCGAGCTTGTCGACGTCGGAGTCCTTCATCTGCGCGTCCTGGCGATCGCCCACGCTGGCGCGGTTGGCGATCCAGTACTTGATGACGTCCTTGCCGTTGTACGAGGACCAGGACAGCAGCACGCAGCGCCACAGCAGGTTGTACGGCAGCTCGGGAATCGCGATCGTGATGCCGCCGTGCTCCGACGGACCCGACACGGCGGAAAGCGGGAAACCCCAGTAGTTCTGCAGGTTGAGCAGGTTCGTTTCCTGCGGGGTGTAGCGGATCCCCTTGGGGGCTTCCGACGCGATCTTCTTCGTCGGGCTGCCCTTGCCGTGCGACTTGACATCGATAATCGTCGGGCTGTTGGTCAGCGTGACGCCTTCGTCCTTGGTCCAGTTGCCGACGGTCTGCATCGCCGTTGTCGGGCCGACCTTCGCCAGGTCCAGGCCGCCGTTTACGGGATCCTCCAGGGTGAGCAGCGGTGTGGTGGTGACGTACGGGGCCAGCAGAACCGCCGCGTCGGCCGACTCCAGTTCGAGGTCGGCCTGGCCGCCCTGCAACAACGAAATACCGGACATGTGCTTGCCTTTCTGGTTACAGGCCTAGAGCCTGGCGATAGTTCGGCAGGCCTTTCGGCCGCCGAGTGTGCAGTTCGTAGGTGATCGGGACGAGCCTGTCGTCCGCGAGTAGTTCTGGAATGAGTTGCGGGCCGACGACTTCGCCGGCCGCGTACAGGGTGTAAATCGTGCCCGGGACGACTGCGGCCGCCTGGCCGTAGCCTTCTTCGAGGACCTGGCGAACGAACTCGATCAGCTCCCAGCTGTCGTCGCTCGATCGAGTCAGAGCCGCGATCTGCACCTTGGGTTCGTCGCGTTTCTCTTCACGGTTGATGCGGCCGCCGGTGCGGTAGAACCGCAGATACGCGCCGCCCGACTCCAGCTGTGCCTCATACACGCTCGGCTTCGGAAACCACGACGTCAGCTCGACGTTCGTCAGCAACCCGTCGAACGCTTTGCGCATGAGCTTCTGAATGTTCGGGTATCCGGCCTGGCCGACGTTCCACCATTCGGGGAATCCGATTGCCATATCAGAACCGTCCCAACTCTTCGAGCACGCGGTTGAGGTCGTGCGCGGCCGGCTGTTCGTGTTCCTCTTCGTGGTCGCCGAACAGCGGAACGTCAGCGCCGAACTCGTGCGGCAGCGCGTAGCCAGCGCCATGGCCGCCGACGGTGACCACACCGGCTAGTGTGTCGTGGCGCGCGCCGGCGACTTCGACCGTTGCGCGGGCCGACAGCGCCAGTCGGCGTGTACGTTTCGCCACCCGCGCCTGGTACAGCAGCACGGCGGTGTGTCCGATGTGCTCCAGGATCCCCCGCATGCGCGGCGACATTTTGACCGCTGCGACAGCTGGATTCGGCTCAGGAATGTTGATGTTGGTCAACCTGACTTGAGCCATTACCGAACTCCCCGCGACGCTTTCAGGTACTGCGCGTCCACATCGAACGCCATCCAACCGAAGTCAGCCCCAGTGAACGGGTGCGGCATGTCGCCGCGCGGAAAACCCTGCAGGGTGTACCGGATCCCATTGCAGTCGAACTGGTCGCCGGCGATACGGTCGTCGGTGTTCGGGACGAAAACCTGGCTTGTCCGCTGCGACAACACGACCCGGCCTTCGCCGAGCGGCTGCGCCACTCTGTTCCCGTCGGCGTCCTCCGTCGGCCTGGTGAACGTCACCAGCAGCCCGAAGTCAGGCCGGAGCAGACCCATCGTTATGTCCTCCAAGCTGGCAATTCGGCTGCCAATTCCAGCTCTGGGCCGGAACGTGCGCATTGGACGCCGGCGTCAGACTGAATGCCGCCGGCGGGTACCCGTACAGCCGGCTCTTCTCCTCCTCGGTGAGGTACAGGTTCCCGACCGGGTTGACGTAGGACTGCGTCGTGGACATGTCGGCCATGGCCTGCGACGTCGACTTCACGCCGCCGCCGCCGAGCATGGCGCGCTTCACCATGTCCAGGCTGACGTCGTTACACGTCGCCGCGTTGAAGTCTGTCGACCCGGGCAACTCGTTGATGCGCAGCGCAGCGCGCTTGAGCAGTACCGTTGCCCGGGCCTGCTCATCCGAGCTGAGCGGCCGCCAGTACGCCTGCAGCTCTTCGGCTGTCGCGTATGCGTCGGGCAGCTCAGGAGTCGGCGTTGGCACCGCTGTCCCCCTCGACGTCCTCGAGGCTGGTCTGCGTCGCCTCGGCGGCCTGGCCGTCCGCGTCGCCGCCGGCCTCGGCCGCCGAGCTGTCGTCGTGCGACTGCTCGGCGGCCTTGCGCCGCTTCGACGGTTGGGCGGCCTTCCGCGCCTTCGGCTTCGGTTCTGCCTCGACGTCGTCGGCCTGGTCGCCGTCGACACGGGTCACGTCCTCGACGCCGGCCAGCCGAGCGATAACCGCCGGGTCGTCGGTTTCGAACGCATACACAGCAGGATCGCTGCCGGGAATGAGTTCGAACTTGGCCCATTGGCTCGCCCCGAAGTAGAACCCCTTCGGTGCGTGGAAGGTCGCCACAGTTGTCTCCTTTTTGGGTCAGCGGCTGCGACTACTCAGCGGCGGCAACTTCGGCCGGCGTCATGAGCTTGTTGATGAGGCCGTGATAGACCTCGGGGCCGTACTCCAGGCCGACCTCGCCGTACAGCTGGTACTTCTCCGAAGATCCGGTCTTCGCCAGCGGTTCGGCGAACAGCACGCCCTTGCCGGGGATTTCGAGGAACACGGGCACGCACACCGACAGGTCGATGATGCCGATCGAGTCGGTGGGCATCCAGCGGTTGAGCATGACGCCGAAGGTGCCGAAGTCGGTCACGATGGTGTCGACCGCGACGCCGCCGACGGTGCGCGACTGGGTCGGCTGGTTCAGCGTCGGGGCCTGGCCGTAGACCTTGGTCAGCATGCGCTTCTGGGCGCCGCTCACCATGAACACGGTCGTGTCCTGCGGCAGCTTCGCGCCGTTGTCGTACATCGCCTGCAGCGCCGACGAAACGATGTCCTCCGTCAGCGCGCGATTGTCAGTGTCGGTAAACAGGTTCGTGGTGACGGCCGACAGCACGCCCCGCGTCTTGCGCGGTGCGGACAGGTCGGCCGGCTTGGCGTACTGGCCGAGCAGGAACGACTTTTCGATATCGACGCCGACCTTCGACAGCTTGAGCATGATCTGGTGCGACAGCTCGTCGGTGACGGGGTTGTCCGCGCCGGCGATGTTGATACCGGACAGCTGCCCGGTCGCGGCCTGCTTGGTGTACGAGACCTCGACGGATTCCTGGTGGATCTCCACCACGTTGCTGACGGCCGAGCGCGACACTTCCGACGCGGTCGGCGCGGTCGCGCCCTCCACCTTGGCGTTGTTGACGGCGGTTTCCTCCAGACCTTCGATCTGCCACTGGAACTCGACCGAATCGGTGCGCTTGCCCTGCCCCAGCCCGCCGATCGCGGACAGGAACGGGGTTTCCGACGGAGCGACGTTGAACAGCTCGCCGGTGAAGTTGGGCAGGTTGAAGGTGGTACCGAGACCATTGACGGTGGCCATGATTGACCCTTTCTTGTTACGACTGCTGTTGACGCAGTTCGATCAGTTGCTGTGATTTCGCTGCGGCCGCCTTTTTCCAGTCCTGCTGTTGCTCGGCTTGGGCCGCGATCTGTGACGCCGTAACTGTTCCGCCAGTGCCTGCCTGGCCTTGTGCGCGATTCGGGGTGAGGCCTTGGGGGGCCGCCGGTTTAACGAGGTGAGGCTTCGACTCGGCCAGCGCGTCGAATGCGGCCGTCATCTTCGCCGCGTCGAGGTTGTCGCCGTCGACAAAGCTCGACACGTCCCCGACGAGGGCCAGCGCAGCGTCGGCGTCGATGAACCGGCCGTCGGCCATGGCGCGCGCCTCGTTGGTGAGTGCCTTCGTCCTCCACGCCGCCTCGCGGGTGGTGGCCGCGATGAGGTCTTCACGCAGCGTCGCCAGCTCGCCTTGCTCGGCGCGGCGGGCTTCCTCGGCCTGGTTGATGAGGGGCTGGACTTGAGCCAGCTTCGCCTGCAGCTGTTCCTTGTCGCCGCGCAAGTTCTGGATCAGGCTCCAGGCCTTCGCGGGGTCGAAGTTGTCGTCGCTCCCCCACGGCGGGGTCGGCTGCTGGCCGGATCCGCCCGCCGATGGCTGCGCGCCGGCCTGGCCGCCGTCGGCCGGCGCGGCCGGCGCGGCCGGTGCGGCCGGCGCTGCGGGTGCTGCGGGTGGCTGCTGCCCGGCCGGAGCGCTCGGCGCTGCGGCCGGCTGGCTGGTGGCGGGCATGTTGTTCGGGGTCGCGGACTGCGGCATTTCCAGTGCCTCCTGGGCATCACAAAATGGCCGCCCACCTTGGACGGCCAGAAACTATCGGGGGTCGGACTACTCGGTGTCGGTCGGTCGCGGGCCGCCAGTCTCGGCGGCCTTGGTGTCGAGCATCTTTCGGTAACCGGCCATCCACGCAACAGCCAGCGGCTGCTGCCCGTAGTACGGGTTCGGGGTGCCCGGTGCCGCCGCCAGACCTTCGGCGTAGACGCGCTTCACGTCGTCAGCGATGCTCATTGCAGGTAGTCCTCGCGGTGCCGCTGGAAGGTGGTTTCACCTTCCAGAATCATTTCACGGTAGATCGCCTTCGTGATCCGTCCGTGCTGGTCGAACCACTCGGCCAACTCGTCTGACATATGTTTCCGCGCAGTCGCTTCGTTGACGTACCAGAACCGCCGGTAGTTGAACTTGCCTTCCGACGTCCGCTTCACCATCTGGCCGTTGGTGGCATCCTCGGCCGCCAGGTACTGCTCGTCCGCGATGCGGTCGAACTTCTTCCCCAACACTTCCTCGAACGACCGGCCGGTGAAACCCTCAGCGCGGGCCTGCGTCATGAAGTCGCGAATACGGATCCGCTTCAGGGTTTCGTTGTAGACCTCGCGTTCGGCCTCGTCCTGTGTGTGGTGACCGGCGTCGAGCAGCGCCTGGACCTTCTTCTGGTTGGTCGGCGTCGACATGTAGACCTCGGCTTCGGCATGCTGCGGGTCCTCGCCGGCCTCGACCAGCTCCAAGATGCGGTCCTGCAGCGCATTCGCTGCGGCCTGCCGACGCTCGGCCTGCCTGGCCGCTTCGGCTTCGAGCTTCTCGGCCAGCTCCGACAGCTCAACGATTCGCTCGTCGTCGCCGGCCGCGATCGCCTCTTCGAGTTCGCGCAGCGCGCGCTCCAGCCGCGTTTCCTTTACTGGTGCTGCCAGCTTGGCCGCCGACTCCGTCGCCGCCGATTCTTGTTCCGACGTCGGCGGTTCCACCGTCGGCGGTACCGGTGCCGGTTCGGCCAACGTGTCGAAGTGGTCGTCCTCGCCCTGGTGGTCGATCGCGTCGAGTTCGTCGGCCACCGCGTGCGGTGTGACGTCGAGGTTCTGCCCTTCCGCGACTTCCGGCGGCTGCGCTTCGTCCTCGTGCTGGTCGGGGTCGGGGTGGACCTCGATCGGCCGAGCACGCCGATTGCCCTCGCCGGCGCGATCGCGAACGTCTGGCTTGTCCTCTTCGAACGCGTCGCCGTTGTCCAGCCGGCGCATGGCCGCCAGGACAGCTTTCACGTCGCGCGCGGTGCCGGCCGCGTCCACGGCCCGGTTGTACAGATCCTGGTAGTCACCGATGTGCGGCGACAGTTCGTCAGGGAACCGGCCGAACAGCGGGACAGCCTCGCAGTCGCAACCGTCGTGGTAACGCTCGCCGTTCTTGTCGACCAGGTACTGCTTGCCTGTCTCTGGATCCGTCCGCACGGAGTGCGCGCTGTAGCCGCGAAACTGCGGGCCGATCGGCCGCGACGCGAGCATGATGCAGAACGCACACGTCGACTTGCCGCGCGGGACACGGATATACCGCGTCTTGGCGGGATCCCGCGCGACGTTCTGCGCGACGGTGTCGCGGGCCGGCTGCAGCACGCGACGCGACAGACTCGACTTGAGTCGCTTCTGGACGCGCTGGTCGACAGGCAGGTCCGATGTCGTCGCGGCGCTGCCGTCGCGCTGCGCGTCGCCATCGCGGCCGAGAAACGCCGACGCTACGGCCTTGTCAATCACCTTCTGTGGGACTGCGTCGGCCGGTGCTGCGACGTACTTCCCGGGCACGCCTTCCGCCGCGCGCAGCTGGTCGTACTGCTCTGCTGCGACTGCTGCGGCCGCCCGGCCGTACTCCGCAACGATCGCGCCGTACACAGTCGCTACCGCGTTCGGCGCGTGCGGCGACTCCCACTCAACCTGCGGCCACAGGCCGGCCAGGTCGTGCGCAGCGTGCGCAACAATGACGGCGCTACGCGCAGCCTGCGCGTCAGCCTGCGACAGCGCCATCGGTGGTGCGCACCGTGTTCAGCGCAGCGAGCGCCTGCGGCTGCTCACCGTCGAGGGGCTGCTGGCCGCCGGGCTGGCCGAGCTGGCCGTCCTGCTGTCCCGGCGTCGGCAGCAGGCCGGCCATGCGGTCGATCGTGTTCAGGCCGGCGTACTTGTCCCGATCGGCCTTGATGCGGGCACGCTGGACCGGGGTCCAGCCGGTCGCCGCCAGCGCGTCGTCGGCGGTCGGCGGAATCATGCCGGCGTTGATCTGCGTCGCGACGGTGACAGCGTCAGCGTTCGGCGTCGGGATCCCGGTGTAAGCCCAATCGGTTTCGAGCCGATCCGACTCCGCGTCGGCTTGGCCCTTAATCCTCCGGGCCTTGCGCATGACGTTTTCCCATCCGTTGCCCAACCACACCGTGAGCCGATCAGCGGCCGTCTTCAGCCGGAAGTCCGACATGCGGATCGAGTCGGCGCTCGCCGGGTTGCCGTCCGAGTAGATCCCGAGATACGACGGCGGCAGGCCGGTGTGGCCGGCCATGATGTGCGCCTGCTGGTCGAACGTCTTAATCAGCCCGTCGGGTGACTGGCCTTGGACAGTCTTGATGTCGGGCAGGTTGCCCATGGAGTCGGCCTGCAAGGTGGAGATGCGGCCGATGAACGTCTCCCATGCCGTCGCCAGCGAACCGTCGGACTTCTTGAATGACGCTTCGGTGACGCCGAGCAGGAAAATCTTCATCGTCGCGTAGAACTCCGAGCTGACTTCGGAGCGCACCAGCGTGCGACACGCGCGGTCCTGAGTGTTGCGCCAGGCCGCGTTCATCACGGACACGCCGTAGCGGTTCTTCGACGTCGGCCGGTGCGTGAACATCTCGACCGGGACGAACCCCAGCCCATGGTCGTTGCGCTCCTGGACTTCCCAGCCACGGTCACCGCGCACCAGCTGAATGGTGGACATGCGGGTGTACAGGGTCGCCAGCTGACGCAGGTACGTCTGCGACGCCGGGTCACAGTCGACGTAGGTCTGGAATGCTGCCGACAGATCCCGGGTGCGCGGATCCCACGAGCCGATCATGTTCTCCGGCGCTTCGACCGTAATCAACGGCTCGTCCATGTTGGCGTCCACGCCGAGGATCACGAACGACCGGCCGACGATCATCGTGTCGTCGTGGACCAGCGTCGACTCGGCGTCGAGGTTGTTCGCCTGCCAAATCTTCTGCAACTCGACGTCGACTTCTGTCTGGTTCGGCATGCGAAAGCCCATGACAGTCAGACGTTCCGAGCGGGCGTCGACGCCGGCCGCGCACCAGCCGAGCACGCCGCGCAGATTCTCCAGCTCCGGCGGAATCGAGATACCCAGCGACGGGACAATGTTCAAGCTGTCGTAGTACAGCCGGTCCAGCCGGATCCGCGCCTGGTACTGCGGGTCCAGCAGGACAGACGCCAGCTGGCCCATGACCCGGCGGTCGTCGTCCGCGATCGCGACTTGCGAAACCTCCGGCGCGAAAATTCCCGAGTAGACGCCGGGGTCCAGCGGGGGGTTCATCGCGATTGGGAACGTCACAGCCGCCGACCTCCTTTCACCAGTTCCATGTCATGACCGAGCCGTCGCCCGGTTCACGGCCTTTGCGGGCCAGACCCGTGTAGTAGTGCCACATCATGCGAGCGCCGATCATCCCGACGGCCGCGTCGATCTTTTTGCGGGATTCGCGGTGCTCCTTGCCGATCGCGACGCCGAACTTGTTCGGCCGGCGCTTCGCGTTCGCCACGTGGCCGCGCATGCGCACACCGAGGCCGCCGGATCCGAGCTTCAGCTGCCCGGGGTTCGGGCAGTTGTGCCACAGCGGAGTCGGAGACGGGCCAATGACCTTGCCGTCCTCGTCCACTTCGCCTCGAATGTCGGTCAACGCGCGCTCGGTGGCCTCCGTGAATGACTTGAGGTTCTTCGGGTCTCGCATGTCCCACACGACGAGATGCTGACGCGGACCAGACTTCACGGCTGGCAACCGCGACAGCTGCGGGCGGTAACGCTGCTGCCATCCGTCCAAGATCGGCTCCCAGTAGCGTTCGCCGGTCTCGGCGTCGCGCGCGTCCGACGGATCGAACCAACAGCCGTACACGTCCCACCGCTCCATCGCTTCGTCAAAGCGTTGGTTGACGTCTGCGCGAGAGATCGGGACCCGCACGTCACGGCCGTCTGACTTCACCACTTGCGGCGCCCAAATCCCGATCGGGAACGCCAGTCCATCGTCCAGGCGCACACCGACCAGAACCGTGTTGTCATCGGACTTGGAGCCGTCGCCGAAGATGACGATCGGCGTACCGGCCGTGACTTCCTCGTCGCGGAAATTCGCGTCGAACTCCTGCGGCGAAACCCAGCTGTCGGCGGCCGCCGTGATCTGGTTGTACCACTTGCGGCGCGACTCGCTCGGCGGGTTCGCCCCGTTGACGATGTCTTCGATGATGGTCTGCGGATCCAACCAAACCGAGTCGCCGCGAACAGCTTCGATCACTTCGGGCACAGCATCCGGCGTCAGCGGAGCGTCGGCCGGCGCTTCGAGGCTGTCGTAGAGCAGCCCGAAGTCGATCGCCGTCGCGTCGCGATGCTCGTTGTCCTGCGTGGCTTCCCACGCGTCGCGGATCCGCTCGGCAACGCTGTCCTGGCCGGGCCGGTACGCGTTCTGAATGTCCAGCAGCCGGCCGAGGTTGTCGGGGATCTTCGCCGCGTTGCCGTTCATCGCCTGGGCCGTTTCGTGGCCCTGGTTACTCGCATTCCAGTTCTGGCACTCGTTCCGAATCCCCAGCGTGACCCGCTTGCCCTCGATCGCAAGGTAATTCGCCGACGTCGCCTGGATCTGCCGAGTATCGCCCATGCCCCAGACGTTTTCGCGGCCGATCTGGATCCCGTACCGCCGGCGGACCTCCTGCGACAGCATGATTGGGAACAGCTTCATCGTGTTCGCCGTCTGCTCTTTCGACACAGCCACGATCTGGATCCATGCGGCCGGGTCCTCACGGCCGACCGGGTCGCCGTTCTTGTCGAAGTGATCGAAGATCGTTGGGCCGAACGCCTTCGCCGATGCGTACCCGCACGCATACGGGTCCTTGCCGTGGCCTTTTAGGCGCTGAAAAACCCCAGTACGGTGCAGGATTCGGCCCGTGTCACTGATCGCTTCGTAGTGCAGCAGGAACCGGGCCTGCTCCGGCGTGAACTGCCACTCCTGGCCCTTCTGGTCGCGCAGCCAGTAGCCGCACCAGCCGAGCACTTCCCAGCCCATCGACAGCTCAGGTAGGAGCCAGCCACGCTGAGGATTCCAGTCCCACGTCGGCCCGATTCTGATCGGCTCCCAACGGGCCGGCGGTGGAGGCGCAACCTTCGGCAGCGTCTCCCGATACCAGCGGATGATGTGGCTGTAGTCGTGGTTCTTGATAAGTGCCGGGCCGCGACGCGCAGCCCGCGCCATTACTGCCCCAACCGCGCGAAGACGTCGAACAGCCAGTCGGCCAGGCCGACGAACACGGCATGTCGCCAGTGCCAGACCCGAGCGCCACAGGTGCACTGCACGGCAGCCCGCGTGAAACGCCGGCGGTGCGCGTAGTGACCGAACATCAGCCGACCTTTCCCCAGCGCGACTGCGCAGCTGCGCGCGCGTTCGTGGAGCGCGTCGACTCGCCGGCCTCGTCGCCGTCGACGTCGTCGGGCAGCTTCAACGCAGCCAGCAGCGTCTTCTGCGTCGCCCGATGTTGCCGAAGCTCAGAAATCATCGGGTTGATGACGTCCTGGCCCTGGCTGCCCGTGACCATCATCGGCGCGTCCTTCAGCGCGTCCTCCAGCTTGTCGATCAGGTCTTCCTCGCGGCATGCGTGCGCCAGCAGCGCCAGCTCGTCGGGACGCAGCTCGTACCGTCCGCTGCCGGCAATCTCGCGCCACAGCTTCGACCCGGCCTTGCCGAGGTCGCGCGGCTTCGTCGGCCGGCGGGGCTTCGTTGTCTCGGAATCGGTCATATCGCAGTCGCCTCCTGGGCGGCCTCTTTGCTCGGCACCTCACCGAGCGGAAAAATCCAGAAAAGTTCGCATGCAGGACCACAGGTGCT